AAACTAAAGAACCGCCGTGTACCGAACGGTACGCACGGTGGTGTGAGAGGTCGGCTAATCAACTAATGGTTAGCCTCCTACTCGATTCCTCAGAAATATAACAAAAGTTGGTAGGTGGTGATGTGTCAAATGAGGAAAACTTAATACAAAACAGAACGGATATAACTCCGGAACAACGCCGTGCCAACGCACGGAAAGCTGGTCTTGCGTCAGCGGCTGCTAAGAAGCGGAGAAAGAACATGAAAAACTCCATGCAAGAGCTTCTGAACATGGAGATTACACCAGCAATGAAAGCTCAGATGCAAAGTCTGGGACTTCTGGACTGCGATTGGACGTATGCTGACTGGATCAACGTATGTGCAATGCAACAAGCCATGAAGGGAAATGTCCGGGCGATGGAGTTCATTCGTGATACTGCCGGATTTAATCCGGAGCTTGCACTGAAAGAGCAAATGTTCGAGTATGAGAAACAGAAAGAACAGGGTGCGGCGGTCGAGATCGAGGATATCTCAGATGTACTGGCTCTGATTCACGGGTACAGCGCATGGGAAGAGATCCTGAACGATGGTGTGGTTTGTATGCCGATCAAGACCATCACTTACAATTTCGGTCAAAAGCATCTGGATTATATCAAGAAGTGTCACTATAACACCTACAATATCGCTGAGGGTGCTGTTCGTGCCGGAAAGACGGTAGATAATGTTATTGCTTTCGCTTATGAATTGTGCCGTGCTCCGGATAAATTCCACCTTGCCACCGGATCCACGATGGCGAATGCAAAATTGAATATAGGCGATGCTAACGGCTTCGGACTGGAGTATATATTCCGGGGACAATGCCGATGGAGTAAGTATAAAGACAATGACTGTCTGATAATTCGAGGTCCATACACGAACTTTGAAGAAAAGGTAGTCATTTTTGCTGGTGGTAAATCATCGGACAGCTACAAGAAGATCCGTGGTAACTCATACGGTATGTGGATTGCTACAGAGATCAACTTGCACCACGATAACACCATAAAAGAGGCGTTCAACCGACAGTTAGCCGCTAAGAAGATCAAGATATTCTGGGATCTGAACCCTGAACACCCGAAAGCTCCGATCTATGTTGATTATCTGGATAAGTGGGAAGAGAAGAACCGGAAGGGAACGCTGGTAGGTGGCTACAATTACGAACACTTTACTATTTTTGACAATATCAACATTACCCAGGAACGTATTGACGAGATCATCAGCCGATACGATCCAGGAAGTATCTGGTACATCCGGGATATTGAAGGAAAACGAAGTATTGCAGAAGGCTTGATTTACGCTAAATTAGCCACTTCGATAGCAGCTAGGGATAACAAATACCTTATGCCTAAGAAAGAAGCCCAGAAATTGGCAAAACAAGGCGGATTCGCACGAATAAATATCGGTGTAGACTTCGGTGGAAACGGATCTGGACATTCGTTCGTTGCGATCGGAGAGACGGTTGGATTCGAGAAACTGATCGTCTTGAAAAGCAAACGATACCTGGAGGGATCTATTGATCCGGAAACCCAGAAGAGAGTAGCGGAGATTGATCCGGAAGATCTTGGCAAGCTGTTTGTGAAGTTTGTAAACGAGATCCTGAAAGATTATGGATATATCACGAAGGTATATGCGGATTCCGCAGAACAGGTTCTGATCCGTGGATTGAAAACAGCATTGCTAAAGAATGGACTTGCAACTATCAAGGTTGTAAATGCTTTGAAATCAAAAATCAATGATCGAATATTCGCCACAACCGCCCTTACTGCTATGGGGCGGCTTTATTATACCGAGGAATGTGAGACATTCCAGGAAGCTGTCAGCATGGCAGTGTGGAACCCTAAGAATATTGATCTGGAAAGATTGGACGATGGTACGTCCGATATTGATACACTGGATGCCTTTGAGTACACCTGGGAAAGAGATATAGGCAAATACATCAAGAAAGCCACATAGGAGGTGGAAACAGTTGGCTATTACAGATTTTTTAAGGAGGGTGGTAGGAAAGATGTTTCCGAAGCAGAATTTGGAACGGAAGCTAAATGTGCAGATAGCAACATCCGGAGTAATGGATAATGCTATTTCCTTATGGCTTCAAATGTATGAAAATAAGCCTCCGTGGATGGGAGGCGAAGCGGACACCAGGACAATGAACCTTCCGGCTGCAATCGCAGAGGAGTTCTCCAGACTGATCCTGACAGAGTTTGAGTTCAAGTTGGAGGGGAGTGCGAGAGCTGATTTCCTCAACGATCAATTCCAGAACTACCTCAGCAATTTTGACAACATCGTAGAAATGTGGGCAGCCCTTGGAGGAATTGCGATAAAGCCGTATGTTTCCGGATCGGATCCATTAACCGGGAAGCCAGACAAGATCCAGTTGGATTTTATTCAGGCGAACAGATTCTATCCAACAGCATTCAACAGCAACAAAGAGATCACGGGAGCTGTCTTTATTGATTCTAAACGTGTTGGAGATTACCTCTATACACGCCTGGAGCATCACAACCTGGAGGGGGATCACTACACAGTAGTAAATAAGGCATACAGATCTGAGAGGCTAAACACGATGACAACCGAGGACGATCAGATCAGCGTGGAGCACCCATTCATGCAGGAGGTTCCATTGGAGACAATCGAAGAATGGGCTGGACTGGAGCCGGTAACGGAAATGGACGGGATCGAAAGACCGTTCTTTTTGTATGTAAAGGTTCCGAGAGCGAACAACATTGATCCTCATTCCCCACTGGGAGCATCGTCCTATTCCAGAGCAGTTGAAGTGATCCAGGAGGCAGATATCCAGTATTCCCGGGTCCTTTGGGAGTACGAAGCAAAAGAGGCTGCTATTGATGCATCACAAGATATCTTCGATATTGACAAGAACGCACAGCCGATCCTTCCGAGAGGACGTGAGCGATTGTTCCGTACCTACGATATGGAGGGAAAGAACAATAACGCTATGATCCAGCCTTACAGCCCAGATATCCGGGATAGTTCCATGTTCAAGGGGCTAGATGAATTACTCAGGAGAGTAGAGTTTTTGTGTGGGCTCGCATACGGGACATTATCCAACCCGAACCAGGTTGACAAGACAGCTACAGAGATCAAGGCGTCAAAACAGAGATCCTATACAACGGTCAGCAACATGCAGAAAGCCTGGGATAATGGATTAAATAGTCTGATTGAAATTATGAACACGCTATGCGATCTGTACGGAATCACTCCGGCTGGAGAGATCCAGAAGCTGTGCTCCTGGGGGGATGGCGTTCTGGAAGATACTGAGGTTGAGTATCAGAGACGATGGTCCATGGTGCTTGCTGGTAAATTAAAGATTGAGAAATTCTATGCATGGTACTTCGGTTGTACCGAGGAGGAAGCAAAAGAATACATCCCGGAGGAAAACACATATCCGCCGGAAGAGTAGGAGGAGAATATGGCAATGATAGGTAGTCCGGACAATGTTCCGGATTTTCTTATGTCCGTCCACCAGTGCCGGGACTGTGAAACAGATCCACCGGAGTGTACGGATGATATAAAAAGGACATGCCCTTTTTACCATATCCGGAATGATCCGGAAGATCAGGAAAACGGCACATGCTAACACCGGAGTACCTGAACTCATGCACTGATTATCTGCTTGGCATGTATGACGCACTGAATCAGTCCATTGCGGAAGATATTGCCCGTAGGATTGTAAAGACCGGGAAAAAGACGGATAGTGCGAAATGGCAGGTAAAACAGCTCAGAGAGAACGGAGAATTGATGCAGGACATCGTGAAGGACGTTGCCCGGATATCCGGAAAGTCACAGAATGAGGTAAAAAGACTTTTCCAGGATTCTGCACGAACCGGGGTACGATATGATGCACAACCGCTTCTAAAAGTTGGCTACGATGTCAACCTGAAATTATCTCCGGCAATGAGCCAGGTGTTAGAGGCTGCCATTGCGAAAACGAATGGCAATATACGC